ACTTTATCCCACTCTATTGGCACTTTCATTCCGTTACATATAATTGAATTTTCAGATTTGTTCTTCGCCTCTTTAGCCGTAAACAACCTTCTGTATGTCTGGGGGCCTACTAAGCCATCTGGCTTCAAATCCCATTCTACCTGGAAAAGTTTAATCCTCTCGATGAGCTTAGGGCAAAACTCCTTTAGACCAAACCATGTAGGCAGCCACCCGTACTTTTTAGAACTTCTCTTGTTATAAGATATTTTACCGAACAAAGCCACTCCTATCCTCCACTATATAACGTAGTCAGCGATTCCATACTCTATCGCCTGTTCTGCATTGAAGTATATATTCTTGTTTTGGCTAAAAAGCTCTCTAATTTGCTTTTGACTCATTTTTGAATCTTTTGCCAGAGCTTTTATATATTGCTTTTGTGCCCACTTTGCTTCTTCCAACTCATTCTTTAATTCATCAATGTTGCCCTGTTGGCCGGAGGATACTCCGTGAATCATTAACCTACAGTTAGAGCCAATAAACCTTTGCCCCTTGGTTCCACCAGCCAAAAGGACAACTCCTGCCGACATCACCTTTCCGAATCCAAAGGTACGAACATCACACTCGTGCTGCATCATCTTCATGACATCATAGACCGCAAACATATCTACTACGGAACCTCCCCATGTTGAAATGTAAAAGTCTACTGGCTCATGGGCCTGGTATACTAGTTTAGAATCTTTCGGATCTTGTATTGTTTGTTTGCCAGACTCTTTTAAATATAATAAATTGTATATTGCATCGCTACACTTTTCTTGAGTTATATCTCCATATAAAGTTGTTACTCTGAGTCTGACCTCTTCACTTGGCGGGCCTTTGCTCAATAATGACGCAATTAATTGCTCAGCAGCTTGTTGATCGTTAAGATCATCCGAATCAGAACTCATTTAATCCCCTTTTGTACCTTATTTAGGTATTTTATGGCGCTATCCCAATCATTGAATTTGATAGCTCCTCGCAATCTGGCGGGGCAAGAATTAATTATGCTATAAATTGCCATGAATCTCCAAGTGTCCCGCAAAGTATTGTCAGCATCAATTTCATCATACTCTTGCTCACTTGGTTTATTTTTCTTCATGAATTCATGCTTCATCTTTGAAAAAGAACCATACATACTGTCACAGTAAGATAATACATTTAAACAATTTAATACGGTGTGCTCCATCATTAAAAGCGAACGAGCAGACAAGACCAAAGAACTGATAACTCGATAGGAAATACAACCTAAAAAGAACCACAACGCACTATCAACTACTTGATTTTCTGCTAACACTTTTCCCTGCCTTATATAAAGAAGGGAGACCTAAGTCTCCCCTTCTTATTCAATCACACACTATTGGAGCTAATTAGCCATTTTTGCTTAGTGAAAGAAGTCGCTTGGCAACGCGCCTAGTCACTTCATTGAGGAAGTCGTCTTCATTTAACTCTTCCTCTAGTGAAACGTCTGCTGCGCTTAGGGCTTCTTCAACCTCGTCCATAGCCTCTTCGAGATCTTCTTCTCCACCCATTTCAAGCTCCTCGTCGCCCATTTCAAGCTCCTCATCACCATCGGTTGGCTCTAGGGCGTCCTCTGCGTCCATTTCTACCTCTTCACCTCCTCCGGTAGAATCGACATTAATCTCAACGCCTGTCACTGACTCAAGTGCGTCCGCAATTGCATCGACAATAGCCTCAACCGTATCTGGTGATACGTCCCCCATGGCATCGGCTTCCTCTCCCATGGCATCGGCTTCCTCTCCCATGGTTTCTTCATCGTCTCGCCCGTAGGCATGTCCCATTCCCTCAAATGTGTCTTCTGTCTCTTCGAGAGTCTCTTCTGCCTCTTCAAGAGTTTCATCCGATTCTTCGATTGCCTCTTCCATGGCATCTTCATCGTCTCTCTTACTTCCGCAATGAGCCTCTTCTATATTGTTTTCCACAAAGTTTTCAGAAAGACTTCCAATGTTTGCCAATTTCATAAACTTGCGAATTGTTGATTCGTTTAGTGTCTTTTTCATTTTTGTACTCCTAGTGTGTGCTAAAGACTTGCACAAGTAAATAGTATCGTAACTTAGTAAATTCTAAATATTATTCCAAAGCCTCAAGCAGCTTCTGTAAAGCCTTTGTTTCTATCTGCTTTATTCTAACAAAACTTAAATTTAATCTTTCTCCGACTTCTTGTAATGTTAGCGCTCTGTCCTCATCATGTAGTGACTTGTCTATAGCCCTTAAAACACAATTATAATCGTCCTCATAGTTTATCCAGTGTCTGCAATCGGAGTTTTCCTTTGGACATGAGACATTGTTTTTAATACAATATTTTGTGCATTCTTTTAAGCTGGACTGTCCTTTCTTCCGAAAACTTGGGAACTTAAACTTATGATACCTTTTGTCTCTCATAGCTCAGGATGCTCCTCAGCGATGATGTCGAAAAGGTCCTCTATATCATTATCATCTAAGGAAAAACTTTTTCTTGTCTCATCTGCTTTCTTTCGCAAAGACTTTGACTTTCGCCTCTTTGCAACATTATGTATTTCCATCTTTTCTTTGTATTCTTCTACAAAAGATAGTATATGAGGGTCACAATCCAAGTACCCTGTAATCATCATTCTAAAAAATTCGGACTGCTTTAAATTATCATATTTTAATTTAATGTTGAGGTCAGTCCTTCTCTTCGCTGTGTCGTAAAACATAATCTTTTTTCTTTCATCCGCTGGCGGGATTGTAGGATCTCTTAACCTAGCATCAGGATTCATGCGACCCCTAACCCAGTCTCTGTCGTCGCCTTTGCGGGTTTTATTCGAATACTTTTTTTCCTCGCTCATGCTACTTCCTCGTTAATATGTGGGTAAAGCTTTCATGCTGTCCCGCCGAAGTTTGCCTTACAAAGGAAGCCTTTGTTTGGAACTCTACCATGTCTCTGCATCCAGAATAAGAAAGTCCGCTTTTTATTCCTCCCTCAATATCCTTTAATATATGAGAGACCTTTCCCTTATATGGGACAGTTGTGGACACTCCCTCCGGAGTAGAAGATTTGCCTCTCCATTTGTTTTGAGCCTCGGAAGAGGCCATTCCTCTGTATACCTTATATTTCTTACCTTCTGCGCTTTTAAAGATTTGTCCGGGTGTCTCTGCTGTGCCAGCTAACATCGACCCAACCATGACAAAATCTGCTCCAGCAGCGAAGGCTTTGACCATATCTCCGGTCGTTTTAATCCCGCCATCTGCGATAATCTTTACATCGTGCTCTGATCTAGCACAGTCTAAAACGCTCTGGAAGGTTGGAACTCCGTGTCCACTGACCAGTCTTGTAGAGCAGATGCTCCCTCCACCAATTCCAACACGAACAGAATCTGCGCCCCATCTAGCCAGAGCATCGAATGCTTCCAAGGTTGCAACATTGCCTGCCATAATATGAACAGAGCTACCGAAACTATCTTTCAAAGTTTTTAAACATCTTTCCATCATAGCGTGATGTCCGTGGGCTACATCAACACAAAGAACATTCACTCCACCATTTTCAATTAGATGGCTGGATCTTTCGGTGTAGTCCCCAGTCATTCCAATTGCTGCTGCTTTGATATCGGATTCTACTTTACTTAGAATTTTGCACTGCTCTTCTATTGTATTGTATCTATGTATGATCCCCAGACCGCCAGCGCGCGCAACATGAGTCGCCATGTTGTGCCCAGTAATTGTGTCCATGGGGCTGGAAATAACAGGTAATGCCAACGTCAACTCGTTATCAAGCTTGCTTGATACGTCTACCTCTGTTCTGCTCTTAATATCGCTATATTGCGGTATAAGCAATACGTCATCAAATGATAGTGATTCTTTCAACTTGTCTCCTTTTTAAGATTTTCTAAATGTCTTTGTAAATACCAAATTGCCTTTTCGATATCTTGCACCGCATTGTCTTTAAATCTATGCCTACAAATATATTTAACAGCATTCCCGTCATTGAACCCGAGATGCCAGTCTTCTATGACATCGATAGCCTCATACTTAGATCCGTCGGGCTTATAATGTGACGGATGGTCCACCATTTCCTCCCTAACTCCTGGAAATACTCCTCTCCTATCTAGCTCATCCAAATTAGCTGTGCTCATCTTCCAGTACTCCCCAGGGCTCCGTCTCCCCTTTCTGTTATTGCAATATTGCCTGCATATAGATCACTATCACTTTCAATCACTCTTGCGTGAACTACCGGCACTAACACTAATTGTGCTATCTTGTCTCCTGGTTTTATAACAGATTCTATCAGTCCGATATTGTGTAAGTCAATAAAAACCTCTCCATCATATCCAGCATCTATACAGTGAGCGCCCACAACAAGACCCCTCTTTGCGGCCAAACTAGATCTGTTCATAACTTGTAGCATATAGCCGTGAGGAAGTCCGAATTTTAGGCCTGTAGCCAGAATGGCATTTTGACCCGGCCTTATCGTAGTTGACTCTTTGTCTTCAGGGCAATAAAAAACATCTAGCCCTGCGTCAGATGGGTTGGCCCTGTCTGGCTCTCTAGCATCCGGTCGGACTTTACAAAATTCAATAATCATTAACGCTCCTTCGATTTGGAGCTTTAAAGTAACATTGTTTTTTTTACTTGTCAACAATAAAAAGCATGAGGCCGGGGGAGGATTTCTCCTCCCCCGGCTCATTGTGTACAACACTAGGTGTTTAACACGAAGTAATAAAAATTACTTTATTTTTTTAGTAAAGCTTTCAACTCATCAATCTGTGTTTGTTGAGCCTTAACTGCCTCTACCAAAATCGAAGTTAGCTTACCGTAATCAATACCATGATTTCCGTCTTTGTCTCCGTAGACAACCTCTGGTACGACCTGCTTCATCTCTTGAGCGATAAAGCCTACCTCTGCTCTGCCTCTATTGTCCTTCTTCATTTCATAAGAAACGCCTCTCATCGACATAACTTTCTCGATAGCTCCGTCAAGCTGCTTGACGTTCTTCTTGAGAGTTGCGTCCGAGAAGGTGACGAACTGACCGGCTTTGATCGAGTGCGTCTCTGGGACCAGGATAGAGATGTTGTTGGATGCATCGTCCATGGAGTAAACAGCGCCGTGGAAGGTTGCCGAAGCTCCAGACATGTGTGAATTAATCATGTTCAACGAGTTCGATGACTCATCCCACATCAAGTAAGAACCGGCTGTATCGCCATAGAACTTAACATCGTAACCAGTACCATTTACACCGACAGTCAAAGTGCCGTCAGCCTGGGTATTACCGTCAATGTCAACATCGTCAAGGTTGGCTGTGCCATCAACGTCAATGTTGCCAGAGAAGTCGCCTGATGCTGCATCAAGCTCACCAGAAATCGTAAGGTTACGACCGCCGCTAATGTCAGCATTAGAGTCTAGGACCATTGCTTTATTAGCAGCAGCAGTACCATCGGTAATGCCATCGAGCTTCTCAAGGTCGGTCTCGTTA